TCACTGTGCTCATGGCTTGACTAGTGTCAGAACTATACTTCTTTTTGGGGTCTTTAATAGCCTCCTTCGCTACAGCGTCCTTGGCATCAAAGAACTTCATAACGTCATGCGTTATGCCCTGAATGTCCTTCCCCATCTTTATAGCAGCTTGTATCCCTTTTATAGCCCCCTGTGCTACAGCAAAGGCCGTTAGTGGGTCTATCATATATGCCTTATGTTTTCTTTACTATAATAGTCCATTGACATATCTTCCCATCTTTTATGAACTCATTAGCCCCATAGGTTGAGCTAGGCTTAATCTCTCTGCAAATAAGCACTAGCTGCTGCTGTGTATTGGGCCAAGGAGCTTCTGCTGAGACAGGAACTATCAACCGTATTTAGCTTTAGAGAGCTGGAAATGAGGGCCTTTTTTTAGATAAAGTACTGCTTTTATCATATTTTCAGTATTATCTTTAAACATTCCTAGCCCTGTGTTGCATAGTGTACAGAGTATGCCTCGTACTTCTGATGTTGTATGACAATGGTCAATGCAGAGTCTTTTAGTACTCCCACAGATGTCACAACAAGAACGACCTATTTCCTCTTTTGTTATGCCGTATATTGCTTTTTCTGCTTGTCTTCGGATATGGTCTCTATTATCTAGTACCCATTTCCTTTTACGCTCTTTAGCAACTTCATTTTCCTTCTTTTTATCCCTTGACAGATAGCGGCACTGCTTACACACTTTTCTCGGATTCGGCCTATTTTTCTGTTGTTCAAAATCAGTTATGTGTTTTTCAACACAGCACTTTTGACATATTTGTTTCATTTGTAAATGTGCCTGTCCAATTCATAGTGAGGGCCATCGGCAAATCCTGAGAAATTTCCACCCCAGACTAAAGGAATGTTTAGCTCCTTAGCCACACCGAGGATGTGCTGTGCAAGCTCCTCATACTTGTGGAACTCCCATGAAGCCTTCCCATCAATGAGCACACAGACATCCACAGCTTTTCCTGTTAAATGTCTGCTGTTCATGGTCTTGCTCTTACCAGCCGCTACAAGCTCTTTCTGGCGTTCTAGGGTGCGTAGGCCGTCTGTGATGCTGAAGTCGTAAGGAGGGGCTTCTATGGCCTTGTGCATCACCTTCTGTAGGTCTTCATGCACACAGGCTAAGAAAGCCTCGCTTTTAGTACCAAAGTTCATTTCATTCCTCCGGGAGCAGACATCATGCCACTAGCTCCAGCAATGTAGTTAAGTAAGTCAGTGTTAATCCGAGGTGTGTAACGAGTACCTGAAGCAATTTCTTTAGAAAGGTTGGTCACTTCATTACTCTTTGCCAAGTTCCGTAAGAAACCTGCTCCATAAGCTGTTCCTTGTAGACCCGCAGCTAATAAAGGGCTTCCTGCAAGAGCTGTTGCTGCTGTTGCTCCTCCACCAATAAACATACTCTTACCAATCTGTAGATTAGCCAACATACTAGCAATCTTATCCGCAGTGGAAGATTTCTGAGCAGCTTTAATCATCTCCTGTTCCGATTTAGAGAACATATTAAACTCTTTCGAGTTTATAAGAGAAGTAAGTTTAGTTTGAATTTCTCTAGCTTCGCTCCGTCCGGGTTGACCAGCCGTTGTCTCTGCTTTAGTAAGAATGTTCTCAAAGATGTCTGCTTTACGAGACTGCTTCCAAGCCTGTCGTGCTTCAGTAGTTAGTTTCATTGCTTCCCCTGAATCAGCAGCACCTTTAACAAAATCAGCAGGTTTTAGATTAGACACGGTATCATCTATCTTCTCTACTACTTGACCAGCTAGGCGTTTAAGCGTGTCGCTAGAGTTTCTATCACGAGCAACGCTAGAAGCAACACTACGCATCTTCTCTGCAACTTGCCATGTTACAGGTTGGTTTGAAGCCATTGTCTCAAGTTTACCAATCAAGGCCATAACTTCTTTATCGTCTGCTGCTGCACTGGTTGGGGTTACTCCTTCTTTTGCAAGAGTAGCTCGTAAATCACCGAGACTATTAGTAATGGTTGTTGGTTGTAGGGTTACACCAAGGCTGTTAGCTTTCTCGTAAATAGCTCCTGCATTATCACGAACTGCTTGAGGAGTAGGCAAGCCTTTTGCATCTCTTGTGCGGAACACGGTTTCAGCAAGTTTTCCACCTAGTTTCAATGCCCCACCTGTTGCAAGACCTGTAGCACCTCCAAAAGCTGCTGCTGTTCCTTGGTTTTGGTCTGCACTTCCTGCGCCATAAAGAGCACCTTGAATGGTGGGGTTGACAACTTCAGGAGCAAGACCAACATAAGGAGAAACTGCTTTAGAAACAGCTGCAAGAGGACGAGCTAATGGGTTTGCAAACGCACCAGCCACTTGACCAGCAAAACGACCACCTCCAGCCTCTGCGTCTCGTTGTTGTTGAGCTGCTAGGGCTTCTTCATATGTCCCTTTTCCTTGCATCTCATCTACTTTAGCAGCTAGTTTGTTAGCAGTACCGAAGGTCATAGTGTCTACAGCACCACGAAGTACATCTTCAGCAGTTGATAATGCCTTCTTACCTGTTTGGACAGCACTCTGACCCATCTGCTCTGCTTGAGAACCGGGCAGAGGAGCAGAAACATCTTCACCTAAATGAGTTCTAATTTTAGTAAGAGCTTCTTCATTAGACAATGTTTCAGGGAGGTCAAAGAACTGACCATTATATTCATAAACTTTACCCATATATTTCCTTATTTAAGTTTAATAGGGTTTGCTGCTGTCCCTGCTGTTGGTTCGTCTTTATAATAAGGGTCTACGCCTTGTGATTTTCTACGGCTGTCGATACGGCTTTTAAGTTTATTTTGAGCTGTATTGATAGCGTTATTATATTTAACCAATGCTTCTTGTGTTGCTTTAGTGTCGTTTCGACCATAAGAAGCAATAAGTGCTTTAGCAAAACGCAATACGTCAGCATCTGTCTGTACACCTTTTTCAGCACTAACTTGCAGATTAACAGCACTATCCACAGAGCTTTTCAAGTTTGCATAAGCCCTGCTTTCAGGAGTGGAGTTTCCTGTAGCATTATCTGCATCATATTTCATGTTACGGATTGGCCCAAGCATCAAAGAGGATTGACCTGTTTTAGGGTCTGGAGTAACAGAAGAAATAGCAGCTTTAAGAACCTGCTGTTGCGCCCCTAATGTATCTACTTGAGCTAAGTCAGCATCTTCACCTTTTTGCAAGGAAGGTGCTAATGGTTTATTAGCAGCTGCTGCTTTCTTATCTTCAGCCCGAATTGCCGCCATCTCTACGGCAGTATCTCTACGCATCTGTGCAATTTCACGAGCAGTGGCTCCTGCCAGTTTAGCTGCTTCAATACGAGCATCTGCTGCAATTTGTGCTGTTTGAACACGACCTTCTTGAGCATCTCTACGAGACTGTGATGCTTGCAAAGCTGCAAACACTTTGTCAGGGCTTCCATACTTAACCATAATGCCCATTACATCTTGCTCTGTAGCATTGGCAGGGAGTGCTGCTAGTTCTGCACGAAGTTGCTCCTCTTGACGAGCTGATACTTCTGTCTTTGTTGCGTCTGCTACATTCTTCCGTGTAATGGCTTGTGACTGCACCATTTCTTGAGCTTTAGCAAAGGCTTGCATTGCCTCGCTTCCATAGCCTTTAGCCTGAGCTGCTTGCCCCGCTTGCATGAGTCCTTGAGGTGTGGTTGTGTCAAACTGCTGGAGAATAGCCTGTAGGTCAGAAGCCTTCTTCATCTCAGGGTCTTCTACACCTAATAGACTGGCAATGCCTCCTCCAAGCTGGCTACCTGCCATGTAGAGGCCACTCCGTGCCCTATCAAAGCCATAAGGGTCATTGGGGGCGGTCTGTCCATAAGCATCTGCTGCTTTAGATAACGCTGCTTGTCGTCCTTGTTGTAGCTCGTAAGGGGAGCTTCCAAATAAACCTGTTGTTGCCATATTATTTCCTTAACTGAGCCAAGAACCGAGTAAACCACCCAAGCTACCAATTACTGAAGGGTTAGAAGCAGCCCCTTGAAGGACAGACTGCCAAGGGTTGTACGCATTAGCCTGAGCCTGTGAAGCTGTGCCGATGTTAGACAACACACCTGCCTTATACCCTGCATCAGCACCAGCAGTGCCTAACGCCTGACTTACAGCCATAGGAGCAGCAGCTTGGCCTTCTAAGCCTGAAGCAACACCAAAGGCAGCCTTGTAGGGGTCGTATGCAGCCGATTGAGCACCATATGTGCCTGACAGGGTGTTGAGGCCTGTACCAACCAAACCAGCACCAAACTGAGTGGCTTGTCGTCCTTGCTCTTGTGCTTGAGCAGCTAGTTGTGCGTTCTGTTGTGCAAGAGCGTTGTAATAGGCTTGAGCCTCTGGGTTAGCAGAGCCGAGGTTTCCACCCTGTGCTACAGACAAACCAGCTCGTCCTGTGTTCTGTAGGTTCTGCTGTAGCTGTCCATACGAATAGTCACGAGAAGGCTGCAACAGGGCTTGTTGGCTTGCCATGTAGTCCTGAGCAGCTTGCTGTGGGCTAGTAGCTAAATATTGATTGCCAAGGTTGAACAGGCTCTGAACAGCTTGTGACGCAGGAGCTGTTGCCATTGCTCCCTGTCCTGCTTGGCCTAAGTAGCCTCCTGCTTGCTGAATGGCTCCTTCTCGCATTGCTGCAACATCAGGGGCAGCTTGGTAGCCAGCTCCAATGAGTCGTCCATTAGCATCGTAGTTGTACCCGCTTTGACCAAACCTAGAGGTAACTCCTACAGGTCGAAACTGAGCACCTGCCGCAGCTCCAAACTGCTGTTGAGCAGCTGTATTAGCTGCATTGGTGGCACTCTGTCCGCCTAGATAGCCTCCTAATGCGTTTAGGAGACCCCCACCAAGTGTACTAGTAGCTGTATTGTCTATTGCCATATTATTCCTTAAAATGAGGTTCCGGTGCGACCTGTGTCACGACCCATACTATCTCGGTCTCCTGTGTTGCCATAGCCGGGGCTGTCACCACCGAAGCCTCCACCTCCGCCGCCTTGTTGTCCTTGTGCTGTGGCAGGGTCTACACCCATTGGGTTTGCAGCAATACCTGCTCCTGTTGGAGAAGTAACTCCATATCCGCCGTTTGCTACAGAAGTTCCATAACCACCGCCGCCGTAAGATGGGTCAGCAGCAATTAAACTAGCTAGGCGTTCTTGGTTTGCTCTTGCTTCAGCTACTGTTGCGTATGGGTTTGAAAGCTGACCTACTAAACCAGCTATAGAAGCACCGGGCAGGAATCCACCAAGTAAACCTGAATAATTGCTTAAACCTAGCGACAGATTACCTAAAAGTGTTGATGGCCCTGCTCCTGCCATTGGGCTTTCACTTCTAAAGCCTGCTTCTTGCATCTCCCCACGGTTTCCACCGCCGCTTCCTCGTGTCTGTGGATATAGGTCTTCAAACAAACTACCAACAACGCTTTGCGGAACAACAGCTGTTGGAGCTGCATTTACAGGAGAATAACCATTTTGGCTATACCATTGCTGCAAAGCCTGTTGATACTCAGGAGTTAATGTCCCTGTAGTGGTTTGCTGTGTCTGAGGGTTATATGTTTGTTGTTGAGGAAAATACATAGCATAGGCATCTGCCATTGCCTTCAAGTATTCAGGGGTAACGCCGGAGCTAAATAGTTGTGCCATGTTTATGTCTTAATAATGAAGAAGATACCAAGGGAAGGCTGTAAGTTTGCATCAGTACCAGACACACCTTCTGAGGAATTTGTTGTTGCTACAGTGATGCCAGTAGATGCTGAACCTGTAGTTCCTGAACCACCTGACCCTAATCCACCTGAACCAGAAGCACCGGGAGAGGCGGGGATAGTATACGAGTGTGCGTGAGTTGGGTCTGTAACTGTAGATGTTGCTGTATGTGTGTGTGTGACAACAACAGCATCTTTAGAACCTAGTGTCTGCGCTGCTGTGTATAAACCACCTGCACCGATAGGGCTACGGTTGTTGAAGTTGGGCAGATTAAAAGTTGTGCTTCCATCTCCCACTCCGTAAGAAGTTCCAAGGAGGGCAAACAGAGCAGCATATGTGCTGCGACTAACAGCTGTTCCAGCGCACAACAAGAAGCCTGTAGGGGCTGTTGCTGTGGGCCACATTGTAATGCTTCCTGATGGGGAGGCATTGGCAATAACAAAAGCCGTAGTAGCTAGTTGTGTTGTGTTAGTACCTAAAGAAGCTGTTGGAGCAGCTGGAGTTCCTGTAAAGGTAGGAGACAAGCTATTAGCCTTTGTAGCTACAGCCGTTACGAGGTTATTAAACTCAGCATCTAGTTCAGTTCCTTTAACAATCTTTAGGGCATTGCCAGTGGAGAGACTGTCCTTAGATGCAAAGTTTGTACTTTTTGTATAATCTGTCATGTGTGTCCTTAAACAATCTTTCCATTTTTAATTGAGTGCTTATCAATATAAGCTATTGCTTTTGTTAAAACTAGTATAGATTCTTTTAATAATCCGATACCTGCATTACACCCATGACATAGAAGTTCTCTTACTTTACCTGTATCATGGCAGTGGTCTACATATAATTTTTGTTTTATTGCTTCTTGTTCATCAATTCCACAAATAGCACACTTATGGTTTTGTGCTATAAGAAGCGCTGTGTGTTCTTCTCTTGACATCCCATAAGATTGTTTTAAATGATAGTCTTTTCCATAGTCTCTCATTTCTTTCTTACGTTCTACAGTCATTGGTATACTTCGTATACAAGTTTTACAAATAGTTTTATGTTTACACTTCCTATCTGATGTCTTGTAATACTCTGTAATAGGCTGAATAACACCGCACTTCTTACAACAATATGTCATACAATCTTCCCTGCCTTTGCGTGTATTTCGATTTTTTGGATACTTAAAGCACTTCCATAAATTTCGCTCTCATACCCTGTCTGTATTACCTTGCCGCTTCCTGTCGGATAAGCTACAATAGTTGTTAATGAAGTTCCGTCTGTATACTCACCAATATTATACTCTGAAACTCCGTAATATGCAACACTTTGTGTAGGAATTTTCACATTTTGTGCATAATAATTACCAGTGAAGTCATATCCCCATTTAACTGTTACATATTGGTCACTACCGCCAATAACTACTGTTGATAGTTTCTTCAATACTGTAGTTACAGAAGGTTGTCCAAGGTCGGTGTGGTTAGTAAAGTATTGAAACCGATAGCTGGCTGCATTGTCTAAATAGCCTGTATATTTACCTACATAGCCAGCCTTACCGATTAATAGGCTTCCATCCCTACGACTACAGAAACAAGCAGGGGTAATACTATCCCAAGTTGTAACTCGTGCACTTCCGTCCTGTAGGGCCTGTTTTAGGTCGAAACAATACACCATGCTTAGGGAGGGTACGGTGAGTAGATAGAAGCTCTCTAAGGGGCTGTATACGCTCTTTACGAGGCTTAAATCAGTACCGTCTAATGCTCGCATCAAGTCATCACGGACATTCTTGCTCAAATCACGGAATGGAGCACTTTTCTCCTGAATGGTTCGCAGGATGCTTCGTACTCCTGTCTTAGACAAGAAGATGACATCGGTTCCTGTATTCTGCACACTATCTCTAGCAATGCAGCCGATACCAGTAATTGTATCAGACAACACCATCGTTGAAGGACTATTTGCACCTGAATATACTAATATATTTTCAGTACCAAGAATAAATAAGAAGTCATTATGTGCAGCAAGGGCAACAATTGTGTCATTACCGTTAGGCCACACAGTTGTAACATCTAATGTTCCAGCACTTCCTGTAGCATATTTCTGAGGGCTTGAAATGTCGCTCCACTGAATAAGACTCTTATCGGTGGTTGTGTCTACATTCCATACACGACCAAAAGCAGCTATACAGAAGTTGGATTGCTGAACTGTACCATTATAACCTGAAAGTTCACTAATGCGTCGATAGGTTGTGGTTGATAATGCAGCATCAAATACTAAAGGGTCATGGCCTCGTTGGAAGGCATATGCTGCTCCTCCTAGATGACACACGCTCCAATTATCTCCTGTAATGGTTGGAGCTGTACCGCCTCCTCCGTATGTCATTTCTACAAGAGCACCGCTGTCTAGCTTAAACACCTTGTTATTACCAGCAGCCATTGTGTATGGCGTACCGTCATCGCTAATATGCTCTGCAATTGTCTTAATTGTCGCACCATTAAGAGGAGTGCTAGTTGTGTTCTGTGGAGACCATCCCTTACGAGCACCAATACGACCAAACTTATCAATCACTGCATTATTAGCAACAAGAGCAAAACCAGAAGCTAGGTCTAAGCTGCTGTCTTGTGTGTTTAGTCCAAAGAAGCCGGGAGCTGTAATGCTATAAGTTTGTATATTTTGTGTCACTTATACTTCTCCAGATATTCTATACATTTGGATAATATCAGAATTGAATCCCGTGCGTGTCCTAATGCTGTATTGCAATGTTGACATATAAGTCCTCTTACCTTTTCTGTTTTATGGCAATGGTCTACAAATAGCATTTCTTTAGGAACATCTTTTGAATGTGTTTCACAAATAGCACATTTAAAGTCTTGTTCTTCTAGTTTCTTATCATACTCATCTAGACTTATACCATAACAATGTTTTAATTGTTTTCTTCGTTTCCTGAGTTTGAATTCCTCAGCAGTTAAGTTTTCTTTTAACTTTTCATAGGCATAACGCTGGTTTGTATTATGACAGTCTTTGCAGTTTTTTAGAAAACCACTTTTTTTGCTCTTTGATTTGTGAAATAAATGTTCTTCTTTATTTTCTTTACAAGTAGCACAACAAATCATGCCCAATTCCAGCTGTCTAGCTCGTTATATCGGCTTTGTTCAATTGCAATGTAGTCTGCTAATGCACTCTTGAACATTCCGTATGCTTCGCTATTTGTTAAGCCGCCATCCTCACCACGCTCCACTAAAGACCGAGCAAGAGCCAACAGAATGACAGGTTCTTTAGGAACAATCATCGTGGCTGCATCAGTTGTCAGTTCATTCTGTGGCTGATAAATGTTGAAGAAGATTTGATATACACCATCAGGGATAGGGAACAAATCAACCTGAGTGTCTCCGTTACTATCTACACCGTTGAAGTTGAAGTAGTTAGGAGGGCCTTTCTGAGGAGAAGCACTGCTCAAGAAGCTCTGAGTCATACTAATACCGTCACGGCTTTCTAAGTGATAGCGGTTGGTATTGTTATAAATCTCAATAACTTTGAAGCGAGAGCCTGTACCTACTAGGGCGTAGTTGAAGATGCCATCAGAGGTGTTAGCTGTCAAAGTTGTTGTGAGAGCGTTCCAATCGTAGGAGTCTTCAACTTGTCGTTTAGCATCGTTTACAAACTTACCGACCAGTTTAGATAGAGCGTTCTCGTTGACAGTGGTAACTTCTGGCTCACGCAAGCGAACAAGAACATCATTCACTAGGGATAGGAAAGTTGGTAAAGCCATGTTTATTTCTTCTTAGGTTTGCTTTTACCTGCCTCTGAGAGGGCAATGGCAATTGCTTGTTTTGGATTCTTAACTACAGGGCCACCTTTGCCTGAATGGAGGGTTCCCTCTTTGTATTCCTTCATGACCTTCTCTGTCTTTGTTTTAGCTTTATGGGTCGCTGTACGCTGACCTCGCATTGGCATGGCTTTCATATGTTTCCTTTATTTAATTCCGTGTGCGAATAAAAACTCTTTGAGAATATAAACTACTCCCAATATCCCCATCCAAACCAGACCAACTAGTGTCTTCTCAATGATGGCTTCTCGTAACTTAATGCTCTGAGCTTCTTTCCTAATGGCTAATCTCACCCATTGCTGTTCTTCTTCAGTGAGGTGAGAGGAGCTTTTTAATGCTTCTGTTAGGTCTTTAATTAGTTCTAGGCGTTCATCTGAAGTCATGGCATTGCTGCCTTGATTTCATCGGGGGTTGTAGCAGCGTCAATAGCTGTTTGCATTTCAACATATTTAGTACGCACAGTCTGTCTTGCTGCTTCTGCTGCTGTTGCTTCAGAAGGAATAGTTGCTTTAATATCCAAAGGTGCAAACTCAGCAGACCGAGCAGCTCTCCTAGCATCATGGGCTATGTTCTTTGCCTTTGTGATGTCAATTACGATACCCATGTCCATGCTCCTCTAAATGTTCGGTCTGATGGAATGTCTGCAACATCCACAATCTTGAATGGCTTGCCTTCAGGAACATCCTTGGCGGCAATTTCCTCAATGGTTAAACCGCACTCAGCGGCTGGAATAATGACAGCCACACCACCATCGTCTGTTGGATAAATAATTCTTTGGTTCATTTTGTTCTTTCAGCGGAAAATAGAGACACAAACTAATGCTTGGTCTCTCAATGTTTGCGAAACAGAGAAATACCCAGTTTGCACTCTTACGCTTGTTGTAGAAAGCGCTATGGGATTAGATTGGTCGCTGGGCGTAGGCGATACGTAAGGGTAGTTAATTGCGCTTGATGTATTAACACCATAATTTACATCCGATATAGCAGTCGTGAAGTTAACTGTGTAATCACCAGTGCCGTTATCGGTAATACTCGACACATTCCCGCTTGCACGAATAGCTACAGTGCCTGTGCCGTTGAAGTTTACCCATGCACGGCAACCGTAAGCAGTGGCGGCGGAACCGTATCCTGAGTTAAACAACAAGTTGCCGCTGGAGTCGATACGCATACGCTCGTTTGCACCAGCCCGGATGCGAAAGTCATACAGACCGCCAGCATTTGTCGTGATTGTTTCAAGAGAAAACTGCACCGCTGGACTTGTTGTATCGCTTGATGCGAAATCAATACGACCAGTAACGTCATTTGCCGATTGAGATGTGTTGCTGTTACGCAGTGTTAATACACCGCCGCCAGACTGAGAAACTTCAAGCAAACTTCCCGGCGAAGCAGTACCAATACCTACATTACCTGCAAAATAGTTCTGCGCTGTTCCTGACGCATAGATGTTCCACTTGTCCGTGCCACTAGAAACAAACGATGCGATACCGTAATTGTTTGTTCCCTGAGTTTGGTTGGCAATGTAAAGGCCGTACTGACTGGTGATGGTAGAACCTGCGCCCTTGGTTACATCATCTACTTGATGACCAGCTACCAAGGTAGTGGTGTAGGAAGCTGCTTCTGTTGAAAGGGCGGTGTACGTGCCTCGAACGGAAGCTGTACCAGCTTGCGAACCAGTTACTCCAATACGAACACCGTACTGATTTGTTCCTGCCAAAGCTGAGTTTCTGACATACATTGCGGCTGCGGAACTCACGGCTCCTCCAGTCGCCATATACCCATTGACAGTCACAGTGTCTGTAGTTGCATCTCCAAGGGTAGTGTTGCCTGTGACATTTGCAGTGCCATTTACGGAAAGTGTTGAAGATGGAGAAGTAGTACCAACACCAACATTACCTGCGTTAGTAACAACAAAAGGTGTTGAGTCGGGGTTGGCAGCATCTTCAACTAATAAAGAATTGCCTGTTCCTGTATTGGTAATGCGTAAAGCGTCAGTAGACGAACTAGCAACAATTGTTGCACTTGAAATGTCTGTAATTGTTCCACCAGTGATGGCTACAGCATTAGCATTCTGAGTGGCAAGAGAGCCGAGTCCTAAGTTTGTTCTTGATGTAGATGCGCTTGATACATCAGATAGGTTATTAGCAGCAACCAGTGTCCCTGCACCGGAAACATAAGCAGCAACCCATGCACTGCCTGTGTAAACCTTCATAACAGCACTACCAGTATTAAAATACAGAGCACCTGTTAGCAAAGCATTGCCATCATTGTCTACTGTTGGGTCAGTAGTCTTTTCACCCAAATATTTATCATCAAAATTATCAAAAGCAGCAAGGGCTTGGTCTCTGGCAGCAGCCGAAGCAATAGCAGATGTGGCAGCATCAGTGGCTGATGTTGCAGCGTTAGAAGCCTGTGTGGTGGCTGTAGCCGCAGATGTAGAAGCCCCTGATGCGCTAGTAGCTGCATTAGATGCTTGAGTTGTCGCTATCCCTGCCTGTGTGGTTGCTGTCGAAGCTGAAGCAGCAGCATTGGTTGCGCTTGTCGAAGCATTGGACGCTTGTGTGGAGGCATTAGATGCTGATGTAGAAGCATTGGACGCACTAGTGGATGCCGCTGATGCACTTGTGGAGGCATTAGAGGCACTTGTAGCAGCCTCTGACGCGCTGGTTGAGGCCGAACTAGCCGAACTAGCTACGGACGCAACAGAGGCCTCTGCGGAGCTTGCAGAGGAACTGGCAGCAGATGCGCTATTGGCTGCGCTTGTGGCACTAGCAGCAGCTGCTGTAGCTGATGTAGCTGCAAGTTCTGCTTGAACGGTAGCAGCTGCCGTGAAGCCAGCAATGGTGCTCACTTCAATATCTGTTGTGGCATCTCCTCCACCACCGACACCACGGTAAATCGTGCATTTTAGATGCTTGTGTTTTGGAAAATCACAGAACAATTCTATTCCCCTTTTGTATGTTTGTTATGGCAGGAATTACCTGCAAGTTCCACGGAACGTGTAAACCACATACTTTCTTTCCTTTAAGCGGAACAATATGGTCTACATGATACTGCGAGTTCATTACACTTGAAGTCCACTGAGCTAATAAATATTCTGTCTGAATGTTTTTATAGTCTTCCTCAGTTAACCAAGGAGGAGAAGCATTTAACTTTCGTGTTCGATAGTTACTTGCTTTTGCACAGTTCTTACCTTTATTTAGTCTTACCCACAAACTGTTATATATTTTATTTGCAGCTTTTGCTTTATCTAAGTTTGCGTAATACCAAGTTGAGGCTCGTTGTTTTGCTTTTTCTCTGTTTTTAGCAGAATAAGCATTGTCCATAATCCTCTTACATTCTCTACATTCTGTAGAAACTCCATCATTTTTACTTTTGTTTTTTCCGTATTCGGTTAAGTTTTTTAACTCTCCGCAGCTATAACAAAGTTTCAAGAGCTGTTTCCTTCTTTTTGGCTTGTTTTACAGGCTTCTGTACAACTTCTTGTACAGCTTCTTCTTCAACAGCAGAATATTCAGCGTGTTTTAACATCTCTCTGATGTCTTGTTCAACCAAATATTCGTAAACTTGTCCGGTGTGTACACATTTAAATTTCATAGGTTCTCCTTTATGGAACGCTCTTATTAAAAGCCCTCTAAAAAGGAGAGAGTCCTTTTGAGACTCTCCCCTCTTGTCGCTTAGGCTGGTACAGCCAATGCAACAGCTGCGCCATCACGCAACTCTTTAACACCGTACAGGGTATCAGCAGTGAACAGAGTACCGAGGTATTCTTGTTTGTACTGAGTCTGTGAACGGATACCCATTTGCTCTGCAAGCACAGCGAAGTCTTTATGACCCATCAATGCAATACGGCAAGCGGTTGAGCCGGAAGCGGTGTCAGCGTTGTTGGTGACGAACACAGGAACGCCATAAACATTACCAACTTCACCGTTACGGATGACATTGCTAGAACCGGACTCACCAACGAAGGCTTGTTCAGTAAAGCGAGCAATACCCATCATGGTGTTACGGCTTGAAGGAGGAACAATGAGGAAGCGACCATCCATAGGAACATCAGCGTCATCAAGACGTTGAATACTACGGCGGATAGCAGCATCAGTGAGAGCACCCAAGCCAGTGTTAGCAGCAGCAACATAAGCAGTTGTACCGTCAGCACCGGAGAAAGCACCGGAGTAAGCAGTAGTACCGCCACCACCTTGAACACCACGGCCCAAAGCAACCAAATCGCTATCTACTTGACGAGCCAAGGCATAGCCAGCATCTTCAGTGTAGAAAGCACGGAGCGAAGACAATGCTTGTGTTTCCACAATGTCTTCAATCAAGCGGCTATATTCATAGTGCTTGTCGATAGTGACAACAACTTCGCTCTCAGTTGCAGCAATCAGTGTTACCTGAGTAGAAGCAGCTTTAGCAGAAGCAGAACCACGGGTGGGAGCAGGAATATGAACGGAGTCACCTTTCTTGCCTTTGAAGCTCATCTTTTTGATAAGGTTAGCGAGAACCAGATTCTTCTGGTAAGCAGCAACGATTTCATCCGACCAAATTGCGGGGATGAACGTTGCAGCAGTCGTCTTAGTGACGTTATTAGTACCGAGAGCCATATTTAAATTTCCTTAAAATTAATGTTATCACCTATGGCAGGAGCCGTAGGCGACTATTTGACCCGTCCTTCAGCATAAGCAGCCATAATGTCGTCAGACAAGGCTTCATACCTCCGGGGGTCAGTCATGCGTAGCCGAATGAGGTCAGCACGTCTATACACTTTCTGTGAAGTTTCTCCAGAACCGCCTGTGTCTACACCAACTGCTCTCAAGTTCTGTTTTAGGACTTGTTGTCCGTCAGCACGAGTTTGTTGGCTCTTTACAGAGCGAATCTGTTTGAATGTTGAAAGAAGCTCGTCAGCAGCTTGCAGGTCATATTGAGCGTCAGCTTGTGCATAT